GGAATCGTATTCGCCGCAGAGGCCGCCGCCGTACCGGCCCCGGATGCCGTGCCCGATGCGCCTGCCGTCGATCCACTCGGAGCGGAAGCAGTCGCGGTTCCTGACGCTACACCAGTCGCGCCGACACGAGTTCCGCCCACGGCCGATACGGTCGAAGAGCCGTCAGCCGACCCGGAACCGATTGCGGGGGCCGTATTGGACGCCGAAGCATTGGCCGCGCTGGCGCCGGAAGACGTTCCGGTCGCGCCGGCCCGTGATCCACCGATAGACGTCGCTGTGCCGGAGCCGGATGCGGATCCGAACGCGTTCTCGTTCGCCGCGGCTGACCCGGAAACGGCACCGACGCCTGAAGATGAGCCCGAGGACCCCGAAAGCGCCGAAGCCGCTCCTGACGCTGTTCCTGCGCCGGAAGCCGTACCAGTCGTCCCGGCCGGTGCGATCGCGCTTGACGTTCCCGAGGCCGTACCCGTCCCGGCCGCGACTCCCGATGCTCCAGAAAGAGCGAATGCCGATCCCGAAGCATCGCCCAAGCCGTTCGCGCTTCCAACCGCGCCGACCGAAGACGCTGCGGAGCCCGACGTTGCGCCAATGCCCGTTGATGACCCCGAGGCACTCGCCAATGCACCGGATACCGCTGTCGCCGCTCCGGATCCGTTCGCTGCGCCCGTCGCGCCAGAAAGGGATGAAGCCGAAGCGGTAACGAGGCCTGCGCCCGAAGAGATACCTGTTGCGCCGAGACGAAGACCGCCGGAAGCGACGACAGAAGAAGACCCAGCCGATGCGCCGGTCGTTGCAGTCGGAATTGCGGCTCCCGAAGCGGCCCCGCCCGGCGCGATTGTCGTTGAGACCGTTCTGACGCGGAGCATATCAGTCCCCGATCAGAGGCGGACGATTTCGGAAAAGACTGAACGCCGGTAGATTTCGCCCATTCTTCCCCGTCGTCCAACTATCCCACCCCGCTAGTTTTGCGGTCAATAGAGGAGGAAGCGTGATTGCCGGCGGATAGACGAGTATCGAATGAATTGCTCCATCCCAAGGGTTTCCATAATAGGCCCAGCCACCGATGCGACCCGCAACGAGACCTGTGTTAGTTGTTGGGCTAAGTGTCGCGCTTTCGGTGCCCAGCCCGTCAACGTTGGCGACGAGAGACTGCCCAGGGCCATACTGTGAGATTACGAAGCGATCTTGACCGGTCCACATCTCGGCCGTGGTGAGGTTTGACCCGGAACCGCTAGTACCGGCAACAACGTAGCCCAGTCCTTGTGCCGTAAACTGATCAGAGTGTGTGATGTAGCGCGCAAGGCCGGCGTTCGAATTGCCGGCCCCATAGACGAATGCCCACCGACCCGTGCCCGTTGTAGTTCGTAAATAGCCCGAGAGAACTACCGCCCCGAGCTGAATACCGCTTGGAAACGAGCTTGGCGGCGTAAATGCGAGATACTGGCTGCCATTGAATAGAACGCCGCGAGCGCCATTCCGTGCGGTTCGCGAGTAAGTTGGCCGAGACCCCGAAGGGCTTGTCGCAACAATACCGGAAACCCGGTCAGTCCACGTTATGATCCCCGTGCTATCGAATGAAAAACTCGACTCTAACAAGGGGTCCCAGAGAGCGACTGGCCGGATGGGATCAAGGAGGGGATGCCACAGCCGCCCCTGAAGCTGCGCCTCATCGTAGAGCGAAACACCCCGCGGCATCAGTTGCTTGCTTCATCAAAGGGCACAAGCACAACGGTGTTACTGCCAGCCGTCGAGGAGAGCGCCACGCCCGCGTTGTTGGTGATCGCGATGTAGATCGTGCCCGGGTACAGGCGTATCATCGGCCAAGTCACTTGCTTCGCGCCTGTCGCTGTCGTCAGCGGGATCGCGTAGGCGTCGCCACCGCCGATTGCCGCCGTGTTGTCCGGCGCCGCCCCGTTGACCGATGAGAACACCCGAACGATGATCGAGCCGCCTGTCGTCGGCGTGATTGATCCAAGATTAATCAGCAGGCCGGCATAGAGGTCGAGGTTCGTGCCGTTCGTGTAGCTCGTTAGGAAAGCGGAGGTCGAGCCGGTAGCGAGGCCGTCAAGCGCGGTGCCGGCGAGGTTGGCTGACGGCGTTCCAGGAGCCGACCAACGTGCGGTTGCCATCACTGATTATCCAGGCAAGAATCTCGCGCAGCCATCATGCGCTCGCGATGGATCTCGGGATCAAGGATCCCCTCGGCGTGGCAGGATTCGATGGCCCCGACCATCGCCGCTTCGAGGCGCTCTGCGAGGTCAACGTTCCCGGATGCGTTCGCAGCGACGGCGACGCCGGTCGCTCCGACCCGAACGATCTCGGGGGCGGGCTCGCGCTCGCGACGCTGAAGGCCGACAGAGCGAAGGATACGGTCGATAGCCATTCGCTTAAGCCTCCGAAATCGCGGTCGCAGTGTTCAGGAACGGTTGAACGTTCGTGCTCACTGAGAGGTTCGGCGTGATCGGCCCAGAGTACAAGACTGTTCCGGCGCCGCTCGCGGTCGTACCAATCGCGAAGTAGGTTTCGGTCTCAGATCCGCCGGTCGCCGCCGGGAAGTTGATGTTCGCAACGGGCGAGACGGATCCCGCTGTCGGAACCGTCCAACCCGAAGAAGTGCGAGCAACGGCGACGCGGGCGTACCCGGGATATGCCGCCTCAGAAACGTTCTGGGCGCCACCAACGCCGGGCGCAGCGGTATGAAGCGAGACGTACAGGACCGTCAGAGGCGAAGTCGTCGCGTTCTGAGCGAGACCAGTGATCGCCGTTCCCTGAAAGAGGAGGGCGAGGATCGCGTTGTTGAGGAACGTGGACTTGGGCATCTGTCGTCCTTCCAGAGAAACCTTCGAGGTCCGTCTTAATCGATTCGGGGCCGTTCGTCCCGTTTTAGTACGTCAGGCTCCCGGCGAGCAGGGTGAGAGAGTGGAGGGGTGGGGAGAGGGTGGGCGTCAGTTGATTTCGTAAGTCGACGACACGCTTAAGCGGTAGCCGTCACCGCCCGGATAGGATCCGTTATACTTTTTGAGCCCGAACCCTGGACCAAACCACGAGCCAACAAGCGCCTCGCCTGTGCTCAACAATTGCCCCTGCACAGGCGGCGTGGTTCCAGATCCGGCGGCAATCGGCGGGGTGAAGCGGAAGTCTCCGGCCCCTGAGCCGTTCGTCGTTATCGTGATGTCTAAGTTCAGGCTGACCGTTTTGCCCTGCTTGCGGAAACGGGCGCTGTTGACGGTATAAGCCGTGATCGTCCCGCTGAACGTGCTGATCGTCGGCGTCCAAGACTTCCACTCGCTGAGCGGCGCCCCCTCAGTCGTTGGGTCGTCCATCAGGTTCGTAGAACTGAAGTCGAGGCTCGCGTTTGCGGCGCCAGAAGTGTCGATGTATGGCCGGCTTGCAGAGGCGGAGTAATCGTTAAACCGCTTGAAGGCATTCCCCCGCACGTCCAGCATCGTCGAAGCGGACCCCGTCACCCGGATCATGTTGGTGACGTAGTTCGTGCCGTTAGTGCGGTTGAAGGTGTTGGCTCGGAAGGTGTGCGTGCCCGTCGCCGCGCCGGTCGCGATCAGCACATCCGCGAGACCCATGTTGTACTCATAGTACACGTGATCTGAGACTAGGCCGACACCGCCCTCAAGGGGGTTGCCATTGATGTAGATACCGCCGCGCGTGGCGGACGTGCTGTTGAGGCCGTTCCCGGCAATCTCACCACCTAGGACCGACAGCGTCGTCGGGCTGGCGGCGACCAGGCCAGTCTCGTTATTGTTACTGAGATTGCAGTCGATAAAGCTCAGCGCATTGGGGTGGCTGAACGACCCACGAACGAAGTTGGCTCCGATACGGTTAAAAGTGCTCGTGACATGCCGGAACCGGCTCGACAGCATATCAACGCCGCTGATGCCGGTGTCGAACCCGAGCACCATCACGTCTTCGATTGACATGAACGCCGCGACTCGAAAGTCGAGGCCGATGCCCTTCACATCGACTTTGTCGATGCGCAGCCCAGAGATTGTCGCGTAGATATGCGGGCCGGCGCCCGTCGCGCCACCCTTGTAAGTAATCGCACTGAACGATCCGAGGCCGAAGCGCAGCCACGTCGTGCCACGGCCTACGCCCCGGATCGAAGGCCGCGAGCCCGTGTCGAGGGTCGTCGCAGAAAGGTCTGCGGTGATGCCACTGGCAAGATAGTAGCTCCCACCAGGGACGCAGACATCTCGCCTCAAACTGATCGCCCGGTTGATGGCAGCCTGAAACGCGGCTGTGTTGTCGGTGCCGGAGACGTAGTTGTTGTTCGCATCGACAACGAGGTCGGCGACGGCACCAAACCACAGAACGTTGATGTTGTCCGCAGCACTGTCCCGAAAATACCGGCTGACCCCACCAGTTGGCGCAGCGCTCGCCCCCGACGCATCCCCGGTCTTATCGAGCTTGCCGGTTAAGTCAGCAGGCTTTGCGACACCTGTGAGGAGAGCGCCGCTGCCATTGACATCAAGTTTGTTCGCTGCGGCGCCGCTTGCAGCGGCAACATCGGCGATCAAGCCCGCTGTCATGCGGTTCTGCTTGGTCCAGGCCGCGCGGGCGCTGTCACCCTTATCATCGTTGGGCGTAACACCAACGTTGATCGGATCAAAAGTCACCGTCATTGCAGCAACCTCAAGCCGCGGTTTGGGTTGTCGGCGCGTCGGGAGGCGCCTGGGCCGCAAGTACCTGCTTTGCTCGCCCCTTGCCGATGAGCTTCAGGGTCTCAAGCTGATTGGTCCCGGCGACAGTGCGCGGATCTGAAAGATCAACGCCACTCGCGCCGGCCGCCATAAGGCAGAACAAGCGGATCTGCGGGTCATCCGACGAGACGATTGCGGTCTGCTCATCGCTCGTGAAGAGACCGAGAAATGCGAGGAAGGTCAACGGCGCTAGAGCAGGCTTGCCGTCCATCGTCAGGCCATAAGGCGCCAGAACGTCGTTGAGCGCAGCATCAGTCTGTGCGCCCGAATCATCACGGGGCCATGGCGTAGGATTGATCCCGCTGTTCTTGAATGAAACAAAGCTCGCATCTGTCTTATTGATTTTAATCCCGGCCGACGACGAGAACAGGCGCCCGTCATCGGCCAGCCAAAACCAATTTCGGGGATTGAAGATATTTTCAAACATAGATGCTGCTCGCGTCGACGGTTCCGGAACGATCGCCAGGGTAGAAGTTGGCCCCGCCACCGTTGGATGAGATCAGTGATTGATAGATCGCAGCGTACCGAATGGCGGCAACAGTTCCGCCTGTAATGCTGGCGCCGGTTACGGGCTGAAGCTTCCCGCCATAATCCGCGCGAGCAAAGGCGTAGTTGAAGGTCTGCGTCCCAGACACGGTAAAAGAATTGAACTGAATGCTGCCGGTGAGCGCATAAAGCGCCGCGTTCATGGAGCCGGCGATAACTACGCCAGATCCAATCGAGATCGTGCAGCCGGGAAACGCAACGATGTGCGAATAAGAGCCGCCAGTCGATTGGAATACTGTGTTCGCTATGGTGACGGTCGTCCCGTACCCGCCGACGCTGTTATTGTTCGTCCCCGTGTTGACGACGGTAAAACCATCAATCTGCAAAGGCGTGGGCGAAGAGACGAGAAATCCGTTCGTCCCGCTCGGGCCTGTGCCTTGGAATTTGCAGTTTGCAGGATTGGTCGAATTGCCCTTGAGCAAGATCGTCCCGGAAGAGGCCGGCAACGTGCCGGGAGCCGGGTACGTCCCGTCCGCGTGCATAATCGTGAGTTTTTGGCCGGTCAAAAAGAAGTTTTGGGCTGCGGTTGCCGCGGCAAAGGTCGTCGCGAACGGCTTCGACTGGCTGCCGTCGCCCGTAGTGTCAGAACCGAGATTGGAGACGTACAGGAAGGGGTTTGAGACTACGCGCAGGATCTCGCCGGCTGCCTGGCCGGAAAGCGTCCATTGGCCTAGCGTCGCATCATAGATGAAATGAGCGAACCGACCCGCCAAGAGATCGCCGGCTTGGAAAGGGGTTCCGTCCCGCCGCGTCGCTGTCTTGGACCCGATAGCGTTGAGCGCGATCGTGACCGGCCCGGTGTTGGTATTAGCGATGCGGATATAGATTCCGCGGAAGCTCGTGAGAGTCGGCGGCGCAGGATCGAGCGCAGCCACAATGGCGTTTGCAGTCGTCGAGGTGTCCTGCGCGAAAGCCGAACCCGCAAGCATCGCCGCCACGGCGATGCGCCAGTTGGCTTTGAGGGCAGGGATGTTCCCATCGTCGACGGCGTCGACGAGGGCGTGATCGACGATTACTTGCCCCGCGAGTGCCGATCCGAGAGACCCTTGGCGCGACATCTTCGTGAATGTAGGGCCATCAACAATCCCGTTCTGCCAACCGAGAAGACGAGTCGAGGATCCGGAATAAGCAGCATCGCTCTCGGCATTGTTTCCGTCAGCCGTTCCGAACGGCAGGAGAAAATTATTAGACACTTCGGGTATCTCCTTTTTTGGCGCGCCCGCTTACGAATTCATCAGAGATGCGACATAAGCTGGAGAAGCCCCGATCGCGCCGGACCCGACCCCGGAAACGTTCTTATCCTGAACCCCCACCCCGAACAAAGGGGCTTGATCGACTGTCGTCACGAGAAGAGAAATTTTTGATCCCATCGCCTTAAGAGGGATTACTCCAGCGCTTAAAATCGCGAGATCGATCGAACTCGGTATTTTCCCTGCGAAACCGATTTTGAAGCCGTATCCAAGGGACGCCGGGCCGGTGTACGAGACGCTCTTAATCTTCCCAAAACCGACGCCGCGCGCCGGATCACCGACGGCGAAAAACAGCGGCGGCGCTTGAGAAAAACATTGATCGTCTATGATGATTAACGTCGACGGATCCGTAAAATACGTCCGTAGAATCGTATAAAGCTCGTCGTTAGTTCCGTCCCAAGAGTTAGCCTCGATCTTCGTATAGAGTAGACGGCGATAAAGATCGTCCGGTAGGAGCGAAAGGCCGAAATAACTGTCGAATTTTCCCTTGATGTAGCCGTATCCGACCCCGAGAAGCGCGGAGCCGACGCTGAAGAACGTGTTCGGGAGCGGGACCGGGACGACACGAGAAAGACCGATCCACTCGCCGTCGGCATCAAGCTGAACGCCCTCTGCGTAATCAAGATCGTACGCCTGAAAGATCGTGCTGACGAGGGCCTGAGAATCGGCGTATGGCTGAAGGTTCGCCCGAATTGTTTCAAGAAAGCGAGCTTTGATCGGGTTCGCCTGCCAAGGCGTTACGAGGCTGCCGTAATCGTATACGGTCGGGGTATCAACGGCATCGATGGTGTACTCGGTCGAATCTGCCGTGACTAAGGTCGTATCTACGGTCGAGATTTTCGCGGGATGAGTCATTGCGGGACAATGCTCGTAATGACGTCGGAAGGAGTGCAGGTCGCGATCTCATCGAAGGCGAGTTCGAGGTCGACGGGAAGTGGGGCGTTAGCTTTCCGCGCCACAGCGAGTGAAACGACGCGATACCCCATCCCCTCAATGGCACCATCGAACTTCGCCGCAACCTCGGCATCGTCGAGGCGAACGCTATTGCCGATGCCGAGGCCGTTCGTGAAATCGGAAACGGCCGTACGGAGATCGAGGTCGGTCTTCGTCGTGTACGAGCCAAGTTTGCGAATCTGAATCGCGTACGAGACCGGGACTGCGACGGAGCGAGAAAATCGGATGTTGCGAACGATCCCGGCCGCGTCGATCACCTGCTGAAGGGTCGAGCCATAAGTCCCGGCGTTTCCCTTCTTAAGCCGAATCAGACCGGCGATCACAGAAGCGTCACCGCCGTCGATCACAGCGCAGATCGAATGACCCGGAAGACCGTTCGAATCGGGCACATCGGTATCGTTCTCGTACATGCGGCATCGAACAACGCCCGTTACGGCGAGAAGTGCGCCGTAAAGCCCTTCAAGGTGGCTGAGCGATGGGATCATCGTCGAGAAGGATTGACGCCGCCGGAGATCGCTATCGCTTTCGACCGGCTGCCCAGGCGCCGCCGCCGCAAGGTTTGTAGCGGACTGCCAGCCATAGGTGATCGTGGAGATCGAGCCGCTTCCGTTCGCGGTATCAATCGCTCCAGGCACGAGGGAGACCGACCCGAGAGAGATGCAGACGCCCGTGACAGTGATCTGACCGGAATCCGGGATCGTGAACAACGGCAGCGCCCACTTATAACCGGCCGGATCATTCAGGACGCCAGCGGCGACAATCGTCCCGGCACGCCCGACGTTCAAGAAATCACAAGTCGAGAATGTCGGCACCTTCCGCCGGATGCCGTTGAGCTTGACAAGGGTCGAAAGCCCAGAGCCTTGAGCGGCCGAAGGCGGAAAAGAATTATAGGCGTCGAGCGCCTCACCGTTCACATCATCGAGGGCTTGGGCGAGAAGCGCGAGAAACTGACCATCCTGGCAATCGTTGCCGAGATAGACGTCCTCGCCGTAGATCGAGCGATAGACGCCCTGAACATACGCGAGACAGTCCGCGAGCGTCGGCCGAGCGGCTCCAGCCGCCGAAATCCGAAGGACGGGTGTCTGTCCCATGCGTTAGCGTCCAAACTCGACCTTCGTGTTCAGCCGCGCCGCCGAAGGCGTCGATCCCGAACTCGCATCCGATGAATACGCGGTTTCGATCTCGACCGAAACTGTGTACTGGCGCGGCCCGGAATCGTAGGCGCCGGAATAGGTCTTGATCTGCCGTACGCCGGGAGATCCGACGATGCGGGCCTGAAGAACGGCGTCGCGAACGTTCGCGGTGTAGCGCCCGAGGACGTTCTGCTCGTAAGGCGTCCCGTCTGAGAGGTCCATGTACCACTGGCGCTGCCAGAGGTTGAGCCGGCTCTCGACGACTTGAGCGACAGCCTCCGGGGAGTTGCGGAAAAACGCGGCCTGATCGCCTCCGAAAACCATGTCCCCGTTCTCATCGACGCGACGAACTCTCATCGGGATCTCCTTCTCTGGCGAGGTACGGGTTCACTTTTTTGGGTCAAAAGTGGGTACGAGCCGGTTTTATATATATAATATTTCTTCTTCTTCTAAATTAGAAGTAGAATACAGGAGAGGATATAAAACGGACCGGTACCCACTTTTGACCCAAAAAAGTGAACCCGTACCTCCTCCCCTCCCCCTACCCCTCCAGACTCGTATAATCGTCGGGATCGACCGGATCGTGTTTCGTGTGCGCCGTAAGTGCCGCCAGGGCGTCCGAGAGCGGCGCGAGAGCGGCGGGCTGTACCAGCGACTGCAAAACCCCCTGGAAGCCCGTGGCGACCCCTTCCTCGCGATTTCCAGCGGCGTCGAAGACCGGCGGGACGGCGAGTGCGCCACCGATCGTGGCGACCGAGGCGACGAGGGTGTGATTCGCGGCCGACCAAGCGAGCGCAGCATTCGACGCCGAGACGATCCCGTTGAGTTGCCCACTGACGCC